CCGTCTTCTGCTTCGATGTGGTAGGGCATTACAGCTTCATCCCTTCTAACGTGCGGCGCACAATGGTGTCAAGTTCGCCCCGATCTGCCACCGCTTTGGCGGCTTGCGCTGCCGTCAGCCATCGCTTTTTGTGTATCTCCGCTTGCTGGTCGCCAATGACATACGGCGCATACGTGGCGTCGCTCGTAATCACGGCAGTGTCGCCGTCAAGGTTGACACGATACGATTGGCTCAGACTCTGCGATGCCGCCAGCGTACTGCCTCGTCCACGCACATACGGCACTTTAATCTTGCCCTGCGAAATCATCGCCATCACGAAGCGGCGTTGCTTTTCGCTCTTGTACACCTGTGCACCTTTCTTAGGTGGCGGCGGCTTCTGGATTTGGATTTCGCCCTCAACGCTCTTCGCATATGCCAGCGTGATTTGACGTACCGCTTCACGATAGGCGCCGAGGGATATGTTGGCAATGACTTCAACTTCGAGCATCACTTCACCAGCCGCAGCGCCGTCGCACAACGACAATTCGGATGTGCGGGAGGCTCATAGCCGCCCCACTCTGATTCTTTCTTGCCATCCAATGGATAGCAGATGGGGCACTTCTTGACCATCTCGTCCCGCTCCGTAATCCATACCCGCTCATAGTTGAGGCCACGCTCCGCGAGGTAATCCTTGTAGATGACGTTGGCTTGTGTTTGGCTTCGCACAATCTCCGTGCGGGCAATCATCAGTGCACGGGCAGGGTCAACGCTGGGGCGCAACATCTCAGCGACGTCTTGCGCCGTCATGCCCGGAGTCTGGCGAAATGCGTCAATGACTTTCTTGATGCGTGCGGCGGTGGTGGCGTCGATTTGGTCGGTGGTCATCGGCACGTAGTCAACGAGCCAATCCACCACACGGTCGTTCGTGGCGTCGGTCGCAGTAACACCGATTTGGTTTCCCACCGTGTCGATCTGTGCTTGTGCCACACGGGACAACTCACGATTGAGCACGGGAGCGACGATGTCCCGCAATGTGGGGTTGACGTCTTGGTTGCGCAGAATCTTGCGCACCCACGCCGCACCACGCTCGGCGAACTTGCTGATGAGCTCATCGTAGATGCGCCGCTCGTCTTCCGTCATGTCGTCCAACGCCTTGACCTCGTCTACGACGTCGTGCGCCTCGTGTACGGTCATTTGCGGGCTTAAGCGCATCATTACGGACTTGACATCGTCTTTGCTCAAAACGTCGCTCTCAAAGGCGCACACGGGGTCTTTCCCTGCCTTGATGCGTCGCTCTAACTTCTTGGCAAGCAATGCCCACTCTGCGGAGCGTGCGGCGATGATGTCGTCATTCTCATCGTCGTCCGGTGTCTCCTCAATGTCGTCATCCGTGGGCGGGGCGGGACTTGGCTCCGGTGGCTCGGGCTCGGGCTCGGTAGGCGGCGTGGGCTCGGGCTCGGGGCCCAGCGCCTCTTCGATTTGGTCATACCCCAAAATCGTCATCGCTCCACGCAGTGGCACGCCGGCTTGCACAAGCTGGAGCAGTGATCCGGCGCGCATCGCCTCGTCGGTCTGCAACACGTCCAGCGCCTCGGGATTGAAGCGAAGCTGATAATTGAGCGGCTCAAGCAGTTGGTTGTTGAGCACTTGGTCGTACAGGCTGAGTCGTGGCACGATGGTCTCACGCCAAAAGCTCTGTCGGTCGCTGTCGGCCGTGGCGTAATTCGCAGCACTTGCCTCGAGCATGGTGCGGGGCACGCCCAACGTCATGGCGATGCTCGTGATGACGCGCTCTTGGAGTTCGGGCAACATCAACTCATTGATGGGTGGCGTGATGGTGCTGACCTTGAGGTCGGGAGCCCGGACGAACGCCGTGCGAAATGCGTTAATAACTCCGCTGAAACGTGACGTCCACTCCGTCTGAAATCGCTTGAACTCGCTTTCGTCCATGTTTTCCGGCAGGTTCAACACCGTGATTGGCTGTGCACCGCCCTCGAAAAAGTGAGACGCAAAGCGCTCCAAGTAGTGGCCGAGCTGAGCACTCTGCAGCGCAACGCTTGCCGGTGCAAGACCGGGTCGCACTTCGTCATACAGCGATGGCTCACGGAAATAGACAATGTCGTCAATGCTCCATGGCCCGTATTGCGCATCGCCCACGCTCTGGTGAAACGTGATGCCTGCATACGGATTGCCGGGCTGTGCTTTGCGTGTGTCCCAGTCCACTCGCATGGTCGTCGGGTTGAGAATCTGAAAGCCGGTGAGTACATTGCCTCGGCGCAGCTTGAGCCAAAAGGCACCGCCGGTGAGCAGCAGGTGGCGCTCAGTTTCCTTGATGAGTTGGCTCAAGTCCTGACGGAATGGCCACTCGGCTTCTTCCTCCAAGCGGTACAGCTTGGTGGGCACGGTGCTGATGGCGTCGCACCGCAGATTGACCGCACGGTACAGCATCGGCACCGATGCATATGCATCGATGGTGCCTTTGAGTGCGTCGTTCATCCGCAGTTTGTCGACCCATCCCGGGTACGATGTGATAGGCATTAGCTAAACCCCCATTTCACTGCGGGGCGTGCCACCATGGCGACTGCGCCCGACGCCGCGTCTACATAGTCGTCGTGTGGTGCGCTCGGGAATGCGACCACCTCGTCGATAAAGTCTTTTACCCAGCTCCCTGCCACGATCCGCACCGCTCCCGCTTCGGCACGTGCCGCCCACGGCATCGCTCGGCTCTGCTTGTCCTTGTCCACCTTGATGCCTCGCAACGTGGTCGCCGTTAGCTCTGGCATGCGGCGCAGTTCCTGCACTGCCGCCAAGCCGTGCAAGGCTTCTTCGATGCCGAGCACCGTGCCCTGCTCGGCAAGAGCGGTGGCGACAATCACTTTGCGCACGTCGGGCCACTCCGCTTTCATCTTGATGCCGTCGGCGATGTACAGGACACCGTCATGCAGAGCGACCCGCACGGAGGCGCTGTAGTCGGCACTTTGCTTGGTCGAGGCGGCGAGGTCCCAGTACCGTGACCATGCAAGACCCTGCGGAGCGGTGGGCACTACGGTGAACCAATGGCGCTGGAACAAACTCCCTGATGGGTTGATGTCCTGCCCCAGTACTTCTTGTGCGTACATCTCACTGGTGTAGTTCTTTCTCAGTGAGGCTTTGTACTCCTCGCTCAAGAAGTGGTTGTCCAACGTGGAAGCGAAGATAGTTTCGTACTCCGGATCGTGGGCGTTGTCACGGAAGAGGTTTGACGACCACGGCTTCTTAAAGTTGGGCGATGAGGTCAGAATGATTTGCCCCGGCGCCTGATTGAGTCGACCCAGCGCCACCGTCCACAGTGTGTTCATGCCGTCAATGTACTCATCCATGTGCCCCGCTTCGTCTATCCAGCACAGCGCCGCCTCCATACCACGCACAAGGTTGAAATTGTTCTCGGAGAAAAACACGATTTCCCTATCACCGATAAGGCGGATCATGTACGGCGCTGACAATCGAGGCTTTCCGTCGAGAATGGTCATGCCACTACGGCGCTCAAACTCCGAGATGAGATTGAGCAACGTGCGGAGCGAGCCGTTGCGGATATTCTCATACGACGGCGCCGCCACGATGGCTTTGCTGTGCATGGGCATGGTAAGCACTTTGAGTGCTCCGGCGTAGCTTTTGCCACTACGAATCCCGCCCTTGTAGTAGAGATACTTCGCCTTCGACTGAAGGAACCTCATCTGATGCGGGAGCAGCATCGAGTGACGTATCCGCAGTACCGAGGTCGATGACGAAGTTGGTTGGGGCATTGGTCGTATTGACATTGTAGCTCTCTCGGTATGACGGGTCTTCACGCTTCAGCAGAAACATGACCATGACGGGATTCTCCGGTGCCATCTTGTAGGCAAGGCTCTCGAGGAAGTCGCGCCGCTTCTCCCTGCCCCGCTCCACCGCTCCTCGCACCGCTTCGGCTACGCTGGCGTCGCTTTCCATCATGCGGTACAGCGTGCGCCTATCGAAGCCGACGGCGGCGCATGCGTGTTGAACAATGCCCAGCTCCTCAATGGCGTCGAGCACCTCCGGCACACGGATGAGTGATACCTCACGGCGGGCACTCGGCTTCCGTGTCGCCATGACTACACCAAGCGCTTATCGGTGAGCAAGCGGAGCAAGATGTTGACCACGCTCAGTGCGCCGAGCAGTTGCGGTGCCAGGGCTTGGAGCTCTGGCCACTGTGCCACTGTGCCAAGAATGAGCGCAAGCAGGGTCAGGATGTTGACCCACAGCGTCTTGCTTTGATACCACGGCTTTTCCA